AAGTCATTGCACAAGCCCCGCACCATCAATCACAACTCCCGCGCTCGTAGACGCAGGCACGGCCTGTGACACCTGCGCAACCTGATGCACCTGCTCGCGCTCACGCTGACGCTCACGGTATGGGTTGTAGGGCGCACCGTAACGCGCAACCGTGCGACACTCGGGCTGGCTCAACTCGTACAGCGTGCCCTGTTCTGTGAAGCACGTACACGACGGCTCGCGGTAGCTGCCATCCGCCACGGTACCGCCCAAACTGGACATGCAATACAACTGCGGATCGGCAGTAACGCGCCGATCATCGAACACCGGAGCAGTCCAGGGCATAGTGGCAAACCGCGGCAAGTGTGCAGTCGCATAATCCGAGAGACTGGCCCAAACCCCGCGCCCGCCGCCGCCCTGCTCAACAGGAACGGCAGCATGCGGCGGCGCGGCTGACGCCGCGCTCGCCGCCTCTTCCGAAACACTGCCAGCTACAGCATCCGGACGCAGGAAGCTAAACGCAATCCACCCAGATACCACGGCTCCGACAATCACCGCAGGAATTGCCAGAACCTTAAGCGGAAGCCGCGGCTTGATCGTGTGAACTTCCGCGGACTTGTAAGAGCCAAACACATGCGAAGGCAACAGCCGCGTGGTCCGCTGAGCCAGCTCACGCTTCGCGGTGGACTTGATTTCTTCGTTCAACTCGCCCCACGTGAACACGTCAACCATATGTGTGCCAAACCGGCGCACAACGTGATGATGCGTTCCGATAAGACCCCGCACAAACGGATACAGCTGATTAGGCTGCTGAGTCGTCCACACGAAGTCCAGGCCCCTGTGCCGATGCTCCGCCAGGTCGAGAACATGCTTAGGCGTAGCTTGCCTGGTCGCATCGTGAAGATGACCAAACCATTTCCAGGCCTCATCCACGAAGATCAGCGAACCGTCAGGGACAATGTACTGTCCTGTATGAGGATCACGGCGGTTCCAATCCCGCGCATCGTCCAACGGCGTAGCCAAACCCGGCTGCAACCCATCGATTCCAACCGCGAAAATCGGACGTTCAGCTTTCTTGGCCTCTTCAATGAGACGCTCGACCATGAGCGCCGTCTTACCGTTGCCCGGCTGACCAGTGAACAATTCGATTGGCATTTCAAGCCCCCGATGCCGCCTTCCGGAAGAACACCCGGCCAGCATTCATTGCGTGTCTGGCCGCCACAGCGGAGATGATCATAGTTAATGCCTTGTCGAAATTGAGAAGGCCCATCCATTGAAGAGCAACAGCAGCATACTCACCGCCACCCATGCCCGAAGTTGCCAAACTTTCGAGGTGCTCAATGAACGGCTCGACGCCAAACTTATAGCTCGCCAGTGAAACACCAAACCAGGACAAAACAGCCGTGAGCATCTGGCCGATGCGATTCTTGAACAGCCAGAGGACAGCAGACGTGATGCCAGAAATAATCCAGCCGAGAATCGCAGGCATTATGCAGTCCCCCCGCTAACGATCCGCAACGACACCAGTCCGGCCAGGATCAACACGATAGAACCGGCAAGACTCACCCATTGACACAACGGCGCAAGATCGAAATTAACCACCACGCCGTTTGGCAACGTCACACTCGGCGGCGTTGGACACGTCCGCGAATAGCCGTAACCGCTCGAATCAGGCTCAGGGATATCAACTTCATCATCGCCGGGGCCAGCATCAGTCAGCGTATCGCCGCCAACAACGTTGGGATCATGCGTACCCGGACCGCCCAAGAAGTCGATCACGTCCGAATTGTCACCATCGCCGCCGCCACCACCGCCCGCCGCCATCTTTTCCAGCGAACACGCTGCCTTCCACTGTTGCACCAGCATCGAATACTCGAGCGCGTCACACTTCTCACCATCGCATACCGGCATAGCTCCACACGTACCGCCACTTATGCTGCGGTTCTTGCGAGTATTGCAATCAATGCGCCATTGAATCCGCGCTTGTCCGCACAAGATCGGACTACCGCTGCACTGTGGCGGAGTGCTGCAATCATCGCCGCCGGAAAAAAACTCTTCGTCGGCGTCGTCTTCGTTGCCATCGCCGTCATCATCGCGCTTGCACGTGCCATCCGGGCCGCGCACCTGACCGGCGGGACACTCGTTATCAACACAGCTACCATCCGGACCGCGAACTTGACCGGCTGGACATTCGTTCTCGCGCTTGCGACACGTGCCATCCGGACCCAGAACTTTACCCGCAGGGCAAGGCTCCGGAGCGCACTGGCCCAAACTGTTACGCGACTGGCCAGCAGGACAAAGCGGCTCGTCAGGCTCACACACATTCAACACGGGATTCCAAGTGTGACCGGACGCAACACACGATTCCGGAAAATTACGGCCATCACACGCGCTGGACTGATCGAAACTAGCAGTGCTGGTGCCATCTGCATTCTGATAAAAATGCACGGTGCAACCACCGTTGCAGCCATACGAACCAGAACGAGGCAAAAACTCAGTCACAAAATCATCGCGCGCCTGGCAACTGCTCCTAAAAAAATAAGTGCCGTAATACGTCTGAGAGCCAGCATAAGCCGTAGAACAATCCCAAGCTCGATGAATGATGGTATAGCGCGGCTGATAGCGGTCAGGCAGCGTCTTAAAACACCCGTCAAACGACCGAACATAACCAGTGATCTCTTTACCATCGCCGGGCGAATGCTCAGCCATGCAGCGTGAGTACGCCTCGCCCTCGTCCTCATACATGCCACCGCTAGGCGGGCTGAATGAAGGAGCCTGGCACGATTGAGCAAATGCGCTCCCCGCCGCGACGAACAGCGAAAAAAAACACAAAACCCGCGCGAAGAGCACACGAACCATCAATCGCCCCCGAAAACGATATAAAGCGCAACGAGCCAAGCGCAAAGCCAGATCCAACCTTCCATGAAATCATCCCCAGAGGAAAAAAGGCCGGAAGGGAACGCCTTCCGGCCCACAACAGCACCCGTCACATCGCGCGACGCACCCACTTGTAGACCTTGATACCCACGAGGACCAGAAGCACCGCGGAACCGATGGCCGCAATCGGAGCCGCGGCACCCTCAATGGCGCTCACGACGCCGGACACATCGACACCACCGCCACCGCTGGCGAACGCGGCCGGAGCGACCAGAACCAGCGACGCGGCCGGAGCCATGGCGTACAGCTTGCCCTTGAACTTCTTCAGCATTGCTTTTTCTCCTCACGATTGATCAACGAACTTCCGAATCCGGCGAAAAACCCACGCGCTGCCCCAGAGCAACGCGCACGCCAGGCCAATGGCCTGCGCTTCCTCGATGCTCAGCGCCGGAAGACTGGGCATCTGCGGAACCCAAATTTCCTGTGCGCACGTGCCCGTCGACGCATCAAAATCTCGATCAAGACAGCCTCGGACAACGTACGCCATGACTCAGCCCTTCACCGCGTTGGCGGTCGAAGTCGGAATCGGAATCAAGTAGATGCGGCGGCCGACCCGCAGCGAGTCGAAATCGCCGACTTCCAACGAGGACACGTCGAGCAGATACTTGCCCGGCGGATACGGCGGCTGATCGTCGCCAAGATTGATAGTGAACGGCTTCGGGAAGTCCTCGCCAGTCTCAATGGCCGCCCGCTGTTCCTTGAAAACAACCTGCGTACCGTCCTTGCGCTTGATGACGCGCGGCGTGGCAGTGCCAGACTTGATGATGATGCAGTTCATGCGATTAGCTCCAATTTCCATGCAAAAACCCGGCCCTGAATGAACGAAACCCGCCACGGCGAGGGCCAGAATTCGCCGGTGAGTTTGTCAACGTAGCCGCCGAGGGCTTTGCGAATATCGGCCAACGGACCGAGTGCGGCGCGCGCATCTTCCGGGGCTTTCCACCACCGCAGTTCGCGCCTGGACTCTTCATTGAGGCCGCCGACGCCATGAGTGCGAAAACCCTTCGGGAACGCCTCAGCCATCGCGCCGCAGAACTTGGAGGCGTACTTAGCGAGATACCCGACCGCATTACGGGCGCGCTCGATCTTAGTCATGCCGTGAGGCCACCAGCCGCGCGCGTCCGGCTTGCCCATCCAGTAGCCGCGCGGAATCCAGATCAGGAGGTGGTAGTGAGGCCGCAGGCGCTTTGTGAGTTCGCAGACCCACAAATAACGGAGGCGCGCACGCCCCAGCCCCTTTCGTCGGTTAAAGCGATCGAAGTGGCCCCGGACTCGCTTAACCAATTCGCTAACGTCACGAGGGCTTGCGTCACTTCCCTCTGCGTAGGTCGCAGTGAGCATGTACCACGCGCCACGCACTGAACCCTTCCGCGCTTCTTCGTCATGGAGCCTTGCTCCGGTGATGATGGACTTCCGCAGGCGCATGGCCCTGATGCGGTTCTTGTTGAGTTCAACCGACACGCGGTGAAGATGGCGCGTGTCACTTGTTGAAGAATGGACAAGCCCAAGGCCGCCTGCGGCGGCCTTCGAAAAGCGGGCGGCGCAAAGCGACTCCGCAACCTCAGCGGTGCGATGCGCAGCAGCGGCAAGGAGGGAGGCACGATTCATGCGCACACCTCGGAAAGCGCAGCGCGGCACGCCGCCTGTTCGGCCAGTTCATCCATAGCCGCCTCGCGGATGCCCTTCCAGATCTGCCGCTGCCGAGGAGTAAGACGAAGCGGGAATAGATCAGCACGCGCCGACGCGGCGGCCAGCATGCCGTCCGCGAGTTCGAGCGCCATGCGTGCGCCGCGTTCGGTGTCCGTGATGCGGCTCATCAAACCTTCCTCAACTCGCGGCATCGGGCAGCGCGCACCTCGCGCTCAGCGTTCCAGACCAGCGCAGCGGCGCGGTAGCTCGCATCCAGACGATGAAAGCGGCGAAGACGGACGAAGCGGACGACCCCGGCGATACCGCCGACAACCAACGCAGCAGCGATGGTCAGGAGGACGACTGCAAGAAGCTGGCCCATGCCCTACCCCTACCCCCCGCACCCCGAAGACCCGCCCCGGCCGGGGGGGAG